GTTGGCTTTTTCAATTACCATTCGGTGCTCTCCTATGCTATCCACAGCCCGGCGTGGGCGTTTCCAGTTTTCATCGGGATGCCTGCAGGTGGTCGCTACTGCACCTGCAGGGATTGCCCGATTTACTTGCTGGTCGTCTCCACGCTTACTGCTTCAACCTCACGCGCCTGTCACGTGGCCCACTGTGGGCAGTTCGCTTGCACTGTGCAAGGGATTAACTGGTCTTCCTTCGACACCCTTACCTTACCATATCATCGACCATATCACCACCCAGACTAGAGGCCAAATCCAAACTTTCTTGGTGGTCTCATACGGCTCCACGGGCACGCGCCAGCCCCTAGGGGGGCCCCCTCTAGCTACGGCCCTGCTGGGAGTCCCTGCTCGCCCCCCCTTCCTTCCTCTCGGACGGATGACCCCCTACCCCCATTTCGAAAAAAAATTTGGGACTCCTTTTCCTAGTTGAAAAAATTGGGCATTCCCCCTATCATGACTACCGCCCTGATAACTCCAAAGGAGATACCATGACTGACCAGACCCCTGAAAAACCTGAAGAAGACTTCCCGCCTGAGTTCAAGAAAAACCCGGATGGTAGCTTCAGTTTTGGGACTGAAGAGTACAAGGAAGGACTTAACGAGGGAGCAAAGAGGGATGAAGAAGAGAAGACTAAAGTTGACGCAGAAGAAATGCGGGTTGCTTTAGAAGAGCTTAGAGAAATGAAAAAGATGATGGATACCTTACCTAATCATCTAGAAATGATGGGAAAGTTGTTGGATACGGTTAAATCAGCTTCCCTGATCTCAGAGTTAGAAGATGCTGTCGCCCTGTTTGAGAAATTAGAGAGCAAGTGGGAATAGACCTACTTGCATTTTCTCTCTAGAATAGAGAGTGCAGAAGTCTATTACATAAGAATTACTAGTATCCTTAGTAATAACTAGTATTAGTTATAGGTTTCAATTTCCAGATTTTAATTAGGAGAGTAGCCATGGCTAAAAAAGCCCCATCTACCGCTGCACAGGACACCAAGATCCAACAGGCTCAATTCGATGCCATCTCGACCAAGCTGGAGGGCCTGTCCGAGACCCTTGGTCTAATAAACTCCCGCCTCTCTGAAGCGGAGATCAACATTGGTCGATGTCTCCCGCGCGAGAGTCTTGTACCCGCAGAGGTTTGGGCTTCTATGGGAAACGAGACAGTGACTACCGCAGCCTTACAAGGCGTCATTTCTGGCATCCTTTCCAACACTCCCCTGCACAACCTGAACAAGCCAGCAACGCAGGAAGTCTACGCAGAAATGATTTTCTCCTTTACGGAGAAGGTTCTGCTACAGTACGGAAAGCAAATGAATCAGATCGTCAAAAACGATAGCCCCGAAGAGGAAACTGAGACCGATGTTTGATAAAATCAAGGCCCGACTAGGCGACTGGTGGAAGTCTTCTTCATCCAAGAGGCTTCAGGCAGCAGTCATCACTGCGATCTTCACCACCGTCGCAACCAACTCCGGTTTCATCACAGAGCAGCAGGCTCTCTATATAAGCGGGCTTATTATTGCGGTCGTGATCGGTGACTCCTTCAGACCAATTAACCCTGAGAAGGTAAATGGTAATGGCTCGTAGAAGACGAGATCGAGAGATCCCCGAGGACGATGGTTCGGATCGTCAGGACGATAAGGATGATCGTCGTGAGGATAAACACGACTACAAGCTGCACAAGATCGATGCCAAAAGTCAGAAGGCAATTTCGACCGCAATGAAACGCGACTCGCTTTCTCGACTTATCAAATGGTTCTTAATAGCCATAGGAGTCTTCTATGCCCTCTCCAAGTTCGGAGGATTTAACTTGGGCGGGATTATCGACAAGGTAAAAGGAATAATGCCATGAGACTGCGATTCATCAAACCGCTTCATAAAGACCGGATGCTGCTCAGAGGCCCCTTCACCGAGGACATGCTGAGAGTTGCCAGCCTGATCATCGACTTGGGGTACAACCCAGCCACCCTCGTCCAGTTCTGGGCGCATGCCCTTCTCTGGAAGTTGAGAAAGAGGAAAGCTGAAAAAGCCCAAGCTCCCCCAAAGAAGAAGTAATGCGCCACTCCCTCCCCAGAGAGAGTGGTAAGGAAGGGATGACCGAAGCCTCTGGCGAGGTCTAAGCCAATGAGTAGTGAGCCTGTCTCCCCAGAAATTGAATATCGCCCCCCTCCAGAGACTTTCTACTGGTACAAGTGCGATGTCATCAGGGTCGTTGACGGAGACTCTGTGTGGCTCGACATCGATCTGGGGTTTGGGATCAGGATGGAGAAGAACTGTCGTCTGAGGGGCATTGACGCCCCTGAGATAAGAGGCCCTGAACGTCCCGAGGGCCAACGATCAAAAGCCTACTTGGAGTGGATTCTCTCTGAGGGAGACCACCAGCTTTTCGTGAGATCCTTTAAGGACAGGACGGGGAAGTATGGTCGGTATCTTGTAGACTTGTATCAGGATGGCTACTGCATCAACGACATCATGGTGGCAGAAGACTATGCTGACAGATACTGAATACTGGGAACGAAAACGAAAACTTTGGGAAGATCAAGTGGGGCAGGAAAAGCAGTATCCGATTTTTTCAAACCCGATTCGTCCATCTCATTACACAACAGGATCAATGGAGACTTGGGACGCTATTCATGGTCTGGGTTTAGGGTATCTGGCAGGCAATGTAGTAAAATATCTCTGTAGGTATCCTCACAAGGGAGAGAAGAATGTGGATCTTCTCAAGGCCCGAGCCTATTTGGACAAACTAATTCAAGAAGAACTGGGATCTGATGGGTCTTCTGGACAGGATTAAAGATAGTGATAGTGTCTTCCACGGTCTCAGGCCCAAGTGGACTCCTTACATTCCGCACGATCCCACACCCAAACAACTCGCGTTTTTAATGCTGCCTCACCGCGAAGCATTCTACGGGGGGGCTGCGGGGGGTGGAAAATCTGACGCCCTGCTGATGGGTGCTCTACAATATGTAGACGTTCCCGGTTACGCTGCGATGATCTTTCGTAAGACTCTCTCGGATCTGAAACAACCCGGAGCTTTGTTGGATCGTGCTCACAGTTGGCTGATGAACACACCCGCCCACTGGAATGCGGGAGAACACACCTACTACTTCCCCACCTATGACGAGAAGGGAAACCCAGCAGAACCCGCTAAGATGACTTTCGGGTACATTGGACAAACCGATGCTTACACTCGCTATCAGGGTATTGAGCTACAGTATTGTGCATTCGATGAATTAACACAGCACTGGGAAGATGACTACCTTTACCTTTTCTCTCGTATTCGACGAAATCGCTGCCCAACTCACGGCAGTGACGCAGACCCCGATTGTTCCGATTGTGATCGACGTTCATCCATCCCAATCCGAATGCGGGCAGCATCGAATCCCGGTGGTGTGGGACATAGCTGGGTTCAAGAGCGATTTGATATTGGGCCAGCCCCAGATCCAGACAATCCCGGTAAGGAGAGATTCGTTGGAAGGCATCCAGATCGTCCTTACATTCCCGCTTACATTCGAGACAACCCTTACCTCGATCAAGAAGAGTATTACATTGGACTCGACCAACTCGACCCAGTCACGAGAGAGCAGCTAAAGGCAGGTGACTGGGGGATCAGTGCTGACTCCCGATTCAGGAAAGCATGGGCGCAGTATTACAGTGTCAGGGGGATGCATTACTGTCTTGGCAAGGGCGGGAAGGGGGCTGTTCACACGAAGGATGAACTTCAACGAGTCTTCTGCACCGTTGATCCCGCAGCTTCCGCGAGGGAAGGCCCCGGAGACAAAGATATCTGGCGTAAGCAGCCCAGTTACACCGTCATCTCCACATGGGGTCTGACGCAGGACTACAACCTGCTCTGGCTGGACATGCGCAGGTTCCGTAAAGAGATCCCCGACATTCTTGCAGAAGTCCGCAAGGTCTACAGGACATGGCAACCGCAGTATTTCATTGTCGAAGCTACGGGTCTGGGTAAGGGGGCCTACCAGATGCTTGCCAAGTGTGGGCTTCCTGTAAAAGCAGTCCACCCGCATTACGATAAACTCGTCCGAGCAACTGATGCCATGAACCGGATGGAGCAGGGGCGTATCTGGCTCCCTGAAACCGCAGGCTGGCTGCATGACTGTGAGAAGGAACTGTTTACATGGACAGCCCACCCGCATCAGAGTGACGACATCATCGACACCCTTTCCTATGCAGCCTTGGACATCTCGTGGGAAGCTTCCCATGATGAGAGGTCATTTGCGGAAATCTACACTGACGATCTCCCCGGCATCATCATGTAGTGTGAACAACCTGTAGTCCTGCGGGTTGATCAGCGGGCCAGTTGTCGGAGGTTGCTGGCGCAGCAGGGCCTTCTCCATCGACTGAAGCCAGTTGTACCAGACATAGGATTTCCAGAGCAGCATTCCAAAGTAGAGTGCTCCAACCATGAAGAAGACGATGCCCATTCGATAGAACCAGCCTTGGCAGCGTCGGAGAGGATCTTTGTTGTTTGTGTACCAATTCATTTTATTTTGCCCGTGTGATTTCATAACTGACATACCTCGATACTGACGAGGTTTTGTTAGTTACAAAAAACAGGCGAAGCCAGTATGCGCCAATGGGCTTGGGGGGCGCACCCCGTTCCACATGCCAGCCCTCGAAGCCTTCCTTGTACTCTTCCTTGTATGTCGGAAGGCAAACGTGGGTTTGCTCGTCGTGGTAAGTACCGTTCTTTCCTAAACGCAATCTTACCAGATCGAGTTTCCACGACTCATGGATATGACCACTGATGACAATCTGGGGGTCTGGAAGATACACAGCCCTCCGATTTGTCTGGATGACCCCTTTCGTTACCGGCCCACCTCCACCTGCTCCATGCGAATAATGCAAAATCAGGGATCGACCCACTGACCGACTTACACCATTCCTTTCCTCTTTCGCATGGAATCGGACAAAACCGGAATAGCCTCCGTTGTAGACTGTCTCCCCCGTCTTGTATTTCATCGTTGCGCAAAAACGCTCGATGAGGTCGGTCTCGTGCCTCTTCAGAATCCCAGCCTCGTGATTTCCCCGCCCGATCAGAATTAGATTCTCTGCGTAAGGCGCAAAGAAATCTGAGGCAGTGGAAACCAGAGCATCCAAGTATTCGGGGCAGTTGTGCTCTTCCCGCACATCCCCTTTCATCGATCTGGGATCGTATTTTCCCTGCATGGCGCAGAACCAGTCGCCTGCGTCAATGATACCGGCTCCCCGCTTTTTCGCCTCGTCGAGATGCTCCTTTTGAAGCTCCCAATTGCTCTTGGGATTATCCCAGTGTCGATCAGAGGTAAGAAGAAACCACTGCTCCCACTGAGAGAGTCTGCCTTTTGGCGTGCAGTTTACATTGAATACATTTTTACTTAGTTTTTTGACATTGTAATTAAGTTTGCTTCCCAACTTCAGCCCCTTTAGTTGATTAATCGGACGCTAACGAGTCTGCAATGAATGGGCTTGCGTCGGAGGGTAGTTGCATTCTAAAGCCTTTACGGAACATCGTCTGAAATTTTCCAGCATCATCATTTGCAACGGTGAAAGTTGCTCGGTCGTTGAATAGGGTCTTGGCTGACCCGTCGATGACGTTGGCATGAACCCCGCCATGATAGAACACGGGGCCAAACTGCATGTGGTCTATAAGTACCGTTTTTGCATTTGTAAGAGCAGGAGTTATTGTGATTGATAGTTTAAAGTCATCAGGAATCACTGTGGGCATGTTAATGAAGAAGAATTCAACGCCATAGGCTGTTTGAGCAGCAAGGGCGGTAGCATCCATTGAAATTTTCTCACTGGAACTGGCGGTGTACCCCGTCCCAGTAAATTTAATTTCCAAAACCCCTGCTGAAATTGTTGACTGCCCCTTCACATAACAAGCAAGACAATATCGACGATACTGGTGCAAGCTATTTGAACTAATTGCTTGGGTTAACTCAAAAGTAGCACCGGCGGGGGTTCCTACAAGGCCAAGGGCATACGTTCCTTTGTACGCATCACTACTTCGAGTTGGTGGATGGTCGCTGTCTACCCATGTACCCGGCGCGGATGTACTACTCCAAGTTTCAAAGTCAAGATTCGAGAGACCATAGTTCGACCCGTACCTTGTCAACGGGTACATGCTCGGGCCAGCCCCCGACCCAACATCGCCAGAAGTGTATCCTGCTGATCCAGTATTTCCTCCCCACTCAAAAAGCTCATTTCCTTCACTGACATTAGAGGCGTAATCAGAATCTTTTACGCAGGTGATTCTCATTGTGTCAGCAGTAGGTGCCAGTTGACTGTCCACTCCGTCTTGATATTTGTGAGCAAGGCCCCCGTTGATAGCAGCTTGGTATCCGTCAAGAACTTTTCCCGTAGCAACTGAAAACGCATCAGAGTTGGTCAGCACATAAGAGGGGCTTCCAAGAGTTACTGTGCTGGGCAGGATATCTCGCTGACCATCTGCGTGCTCTTTCATATCTCGGTAGAGTTCGAGGTATGTTCCCTCCCACCCCGAGGTAGTGACGAAGTTGTCTAACACTATTGTTCTGTCGCTCAACAGCCTGCTTATCTTGCCCACAAGCTGGGCAATCCAACTGACTACTTGGTACTTGTATGAATCAAACACAATGGTGTTGTCTGAGTAGGTTTCGATGGGGTAGCTGTCATTGGTAATCTTGTCGAGCAATTCAGTATTAAGCTCAACTCTGTCTGCTTCCAAGGCGGTGACGATGGCCTCGAAATCATTTATTCGTTCGACATATTCCCCGATAACTTCAAACAGGGTGGTATACTGAGCAGATGAAAGACCCATTGTTTTGTTCCTATGTTGACTTTACTTGACACAAAAGCCTGTAAAAAATTATTCTAACCGATGAAGGGGTTAGACTATTATGTCATATATGAACATCGGTGATCCGATTCAGGAAAATTTTCAGGGAGCAGACCGAGACAAGCCTGTCAAAAACAAGCGACGAGTTTGGAAACGACAAAGACGCAAAGAAACCGAACAGAAAAAACGTAATCGAACTGGTAAGCTCAAACCCGCAGCAAAGAAGAAGTAATGCGATTTAAGAAACCCATTGTAACCACCGGGGTCTATTCTATTCCGGGCGATACTTCCCGAAAGGTTGAAGTAACTGAGAATCGACTAAGTCACTGGGCTTCACAATTCGAGAAGATGAAAAAGGCGGGAATTTCTGTTCCTGCTCCTTGGAACCACAGCAAAGAAGCCTTTCCCATGTCCATAGGTGATGATGGGACACTTCCTCGAAGTGATATCAATGCAGGTTGGTGGGACAGGGTCTGGGTAGAAAATAATACTCTCTGGGGGGAAGTTGATGTTCCCTCAAACGAGGATGCAGTTAAGATTGGTACTAACGTAAAAGAATCTTCCATCTACGTTCGTCCTTCTTTTGTTGACGGGGCAGGCAATGAATGGAAAGATTCCTTAATGCACATTGCCTTGGTAACTCATCCCGTTGAGAACGGACAAGGAAATTTTGAGCCAGTTGAACAAGGGCTGGCCTTGGCAATGTCACAATTAACGGAGCCACTATCAATGGCATCACCACAACCAGCAGAAGAACAACTCAACGCAACTGACAACGTAGGCCCCGGAGAGTCCAAGGATTCGCAGCAGCAGGGCCTCCAAGGAATGCTGGAACTTCTTAGATCCCTACAAATCGATTTACCTGAAGATACAAATGAAGTAAATTTTATGGAGAGACTGATGGTCGCTCTTCGACAGAAGAAAGCTTCAGAACAACCCGATGATCAATCTGTAACTACACCACCGGAGGGAGCAAAAGAACAACCTGCTCCAGTTGCTATGTCACAAGAAAAGAAAAGCGAAGTTCAAGAAGAGGAAGTCACCCTTTCTCACGAAGAGCAGGTAGGGGAAGAGGTTGTTATGTCTCACCCGAAATTTAAGGCTGCAAGTCAGACGATCACTTTTCTTCTGAACCATATTGGTCAGCAGGAGAAGAACGGACTGGCTGACCGTCGTAACAATCTGGTTGCGACCGGGAAAGTTACCGAAGCTTACGCCTCAGAGCATCTTGATCCCTCGATTGGATCTTTCCAGATGTCCTTTGGCGACAATGGTAGTCCCGAAGTTTGTGCAGCATCACAAATCATGGATGCCTTGGAGTCAGCCCCGTCCCTTACAACGGGTGTTCTTGGCAGGAGTGCTCATGACAATGAGTCCTTGCAGAAGATCGCTCTGGCGATGTCCCAGTCGGGCATTGAGGGTCTTCCGGTTGGCTTTGGCTATCAGGAAGAGGAACTGGAGTCTGAGGATGGGCGAACTGCTGACGAGATCGCCATCGACTTCTTAAAAAACACGGGCCACGACGCATAGCCCAAACTTTACTCCCCTTTAAGGGGAAAGGAAAATAGACAATGTCGTTTGAATTTACAGGTGCATTTGGTCTTCCTTCAGTACAAGCTGCCTTGGAGACCAGTGAAAACGTATTTTGGTGGGGTCGGTTTGAGCAAGAGGCGTTCATCGGTTCCTTGATTGATGGTTCTGCACGAGATTCTCAGAACAGCATTACTGACGTTCTTCGTCCCGGTCTTCTAATGGGTAAGATCACTGCTTCAGGCAAGCTGAAGGAATGGTCTCCCGCCGCTGTTGACGGTACGCAAGACGTTTACGGTGTTCTTGGGTACTCCCAGAAGATGCAGCGACTCGGTGCTAATGCTGATCGTTGGCTAGGGTGGATCTACACTTGGGGATTTATCAAGGCAGAGCGTATTCTTCTCGGTGGTGCAAGCAACTTTGGCATCGACCAGACTGTTGGTGGGGTGAGTTATGAGCATCTCATTCGCGCTCAAGTTCACAACCGATTCACTTTCAACGATCAGTTGGAAGGGAACAACTTTGGTGGAATCCGAAGCGTAGTTGCCAAGACTACGGATTACACAGTTACAGCAGCGGATCACGATACTCTCTTCACCACTCGTGGTGCTGCGGGTGCGGTCAACTTTACCCTTCCCACGACTGCGTTGGCTGGGCTTCGTTATCGCTTCATTGCTGTTGCAGATCAGAATCTGACAGTAACCGCAGGAACTGCGGATACGATGGTCACCGCGAATGACGCTGCTGCTGATTCGGTTGCCTTCTCCACTTCCTCCGAAAAGATCGGTGGCAGTTTTGAAGTCTTCGGAGATGGAACGTCATGGCTGGTTGTCACCCATATACCGCAGGATGGGCATACCATAACAGTTGCTACTTAATAACGAGTACTTAACCATAGTTCTGTCCGCACAAAGGAAAATCTAATGGCAGGCGAAATCACTATTCAACAATTGATGCAAACTCCCGTAATCACGCGAGTGGTTTCGCGCATCAAGACCCCGATGACGCTCATGCAGAGCTTCTTCAAAATGCTTCCGGGTCAGGCTGCTACGCAGCAGGTTTCCGGTCGCTATCTTGGTTGGGATATCTTTGACAAGACTCGTCTGATCGCTGAAGGTCGTGCTCCCGGTACTGGGCCTTCCACGGTTCAACGTAAGGCAGTCGGTCATGTGAGTGCGGTAGCTTATCGCTCTCACGAAAAGATCACCATGCTTCACGAAGAGATTTTCCGTACTCGTCCTCTGGGACAGCAGTTCGGTATCGTCGATGTGAACGGGCAAAACTACGTCAACCGTCAGTTGGAATACATGACTCAGCGATTCCGCAATTCGCGTGAGTTTATGATTTCCCGACTGCTGCGTGGTGGTTTTGGTGTTCTTCAGTCTGGCGAAAGCTGGATTCCGGTTGAGAAGGGTGCTGGTACGTTCGATGTGGACTACGGTATTCCCGCTACCAATCTGGATCAGCTTGACATGGGTACAGGCAGCGACATCATCGATGCTTCATGGGCATTGGCAGGCACTGATGTTATTGCTCACATTCTCAAGGTCAACAAGGCGATGGAACGACAGAATGGTCGTCCTCTTCGTCATGTCTGGATCAACAGCACGACGTTCGAGCTACTGTTGAGCAACACTTCACTCCAGAATGTGGCTGGTACTGCGTATCGTATCTTCGATTCGCTGACTGCCCGCAACATGAAGAGTGAAGAAGGCATTCCTGATAGTGGCTTTGATGTCGTCTTCCGTGGTCTTCCGCTTCAGACCTTCCATGTCTATGACGGGGTTTTGAATATCAATCAGACCGTGGATAGTGATACAGGTGCTAACAGCAGCCTGTTCATTCCTGACAACGTCGCAGTGTTCATGCCCGATCCCGCCCCGGATTGGATTGGATACATTAGTGCTTCCGAGTTCGTGAAAGAAAACATCATGGACAATGGTAAGCAGGTCTTCGGATTCCATAGTTGGACGACCAACGTGATCGATCCCGCTGGTGTAGAGCTAAAGATGATCGACAACGGTCTTCCGGTTCTCTACGTTCCGAAGTGTATCGCTTACGGAACAGTCATTGGCTTCTAACGAAGTCCACTGGAAAATGTTGCAAAGACGGGCTACGGGCCTCTGTTGTCCGTAGCCCGTTTTTTGTAAATGATTATGAAATTCCTAGCCTTTGCAGTTTTACCGACACTTCTCGCTGCTGCGGATTCCTTCGCCAACTTTGACTGGGGAACTGTAAGTGCAACGGGATTGCTTGGTTGGTATCTTTGGTACACAACGAAAGTCATCTTTCCCAAGCACGACGATCTCATGATGTCCATGCAGGATCGCTGTGCAGAAGAGCTTCTTCAGCAGCGTACTCACTACGAGGGACTGATGTCTGAGATGCACGACAGGCACACTGAACAACATGGAGAATTGTTAGAGGCTTTGGAGAAGATTGTTGATAAACTAGAGGGAGAGTAGTATGGGTGCTGTTGTTCGTCTTCTTTTATGCGAAGCATGCGATGAGCATTACGAAGTAAGATACATGATGGTCGGTGACGACCTAGAACCGCTGGAAGAATTCATTGGGGATAGCTGCCCCACCTGTTACCAGAAAGATAAGGAACCTGAATAATGGCAGGCGTTACTAACCGAGGAAAATTCAACATCTTGAACCATGTATTCCGTGGTGTCACACTCCCCTCCAACTACTATATATTTTTGGTCTCAGACACACCGACTGAGGACACTGACACTCTTGGGCAGTTGACTGAGGTTAATGTGGCTGCTGGGGAAGTAGCACTCCCAACTGGGGGCAGCGACGGCATAGCTTCGTTTGACACTATTACAGAAACTGACAGTTCAACGGATAATGCCATCATTCAAATCAAGAACTGTGTTTTTGCGGGGCCAATTGTCGCAGCTACTCATGCAGTAATGGTAGATGGTACTACTACGGGCGACGATGTCTGGGCTTTCTGGAGCTTGGGTGGGGCAACAACGGTCAGTACAGGACAAAATCTTACCCTTCAGGATCTTCAAATCAACCTCCAAGAATCCTAATGGGGGGCGATAATGGCGAATGAATTCCTTGTTGCTGACAGGGTGAAGGAGACCAGTACGGAGACTGGGACTGGAGCCTTCACATTAGCTGGCGCAGTTACGGGCTACCAGTCCTTTGCCATAGTAGGTGATGGTAACTACACCTACTATGTCATAGAGGATGGTACATGGTGGGAGACCGGGATAGGTCTCTACACTTCCTCTGGAACCACCCTTACCAGAACCGCAGTCATTGCATCCAGCGGAGGTGGTGGAAGTTCAGCCAATACTGCGGTCAACTGGGGTGCAGGGTCTAAGAACGTCTTCTGTACCGGGCCTGCGCCCACTCACTGGCCTTCGACCACCATTAAAACCTCGGATGCCACCCTTACTGCGCGGGAACACACAGTATTAGTGGATTCGGGATCGGGGGCGGTCACTATTACTCTTCCTGATGCTGCTGCTGCGACTTTGGGTCGTCGTTACATGATCAAGAAGATCAACACGGGTACTCTTTCAATTACCATTGCCACGGGCGCGGGAAACATTGATCACGCCTCATCCCAGAAGCTTTACCTTCAGGGAGACTGCTACGAGTTGGCCTGTGCTCACACTGGGTCTGGTTTTGAGTGGATTGCTCTCTCTCGACAACTCAAGGCACATTCTGCCTCACTGATCCAGACAAGTGCTCAGAGTCCCTCGGGAAGTGCTGCATTTACCTGCACCTTTGAGTCGGTGGAGTTTGAATACGGGGCAGATGGAGATGTCAGCAATAACTATATCGACATTCAACGAGCAGGAGTCTACGACTGCTTTGCATTTCTGAGTCTTGACAACATTAGTAGTGGTGCGTGTTTTGTCTACGTTTCTGTTGATGGGACAGCTTTAGCCCAAGCAAAAGCAGTCGGTTCTGGAAGTGTCACCGGGAATAACTATATCTCGGGAAGTGTTCTGCTGGACTTAGCTGCTGGTGCCAAGATTCGTTGCCTTGGTTATCATCAGGAAATGGGCGGTGTTAGCACTATTGTTTCTACTACGAGACTTCAGTCGAGGCTGCAAGTTAGCGAAGTTCTCTAGGATAGGGCCATGTACGGAAACCAACCCTATTCATCTGCCCCCTACGCTGATGTTCTTGTTACAGTAGCACCAGATATTGAGGTAACCCCAAGTGCGGTAACCGCAGTAGCCAGCACTGTAGCCCCGACCGTAGTCCTTGGTAGCCTTTCAGTAACCCCGTCTGCTGCCACAGCAGTGGCTGCTTCCGTAGCTCCAACACTAGTCTTTAATGGCTTTTCAATGACCCCGGCTGCTTCGACAGCAGTCGTCAGTTCGGTAGCTCCAACACTACTCTTTGGCAGTTTATCGACCACTCCTGCTGCTGTAACAGCGGTAGCCAGTAGCGTGGCTCCCACCCTGTTGTTCGGAAGTCTTAGTGTGACTCCTTCCGCAACAACCGCTGTTGCAAGTGTTCAAGGCCCGGATATTGCTCTTACGACCCTAGCAAGCACTGCGGTCGCAAGTACCGTGGCTCCAACAGTTGTGTTTGGAAGCCTGTCGGTAACGCCCTCTGCTACGACTGCGGTTGCAAGCACTGTGGCTCCCACGGGCCTAATAACTGTTTCTCCCACTGAAGTGACGATGGTCGGAGCGACAGTCGCCCCCACAGTAGCTTTGAGTAGTATTACTCTCACCCCCTCCGCAGTAACAAGTGTTGCAAGTTCTGTTGCTCCATCTGTAGTTCTCGGGAGCATGACAGTAACGCCTTCCTCAGCCACTGCGGTTGCAAGCTCTGTTGCCCCGACTGTGGTCTTCGGGTCTGTGTCGGTAACGCCTTCAGCAACTACGGCAATTGCAGCAAGCGTAGACCCAACAGTAGTCTTTGGGTCGGTCTCCATAACCCCCTCTGCTGTAACTTCTGTTGCTGCTTCGGTATTGGGCCATGTAGATTTTTACGTTCCTGTTAGAATAACTTGCGTAGCAGAGGCGGTTATTGGTCTCGTACTGATTACGAAGCCCGGAATAGACCCCTCCTTAATGAAACCCAAACTTGATGAAGACGAGTCCAAAAATGCCCTTTTTACTTTTCTCAAACCCAGTCTTGGAAATAGCCGGGCAGGTAGCACTGATCCACAACTTGCAATTGAGCATATAAATGTGTCAGGGTTTGTCGCTGAATCACTAGACAACGAGGCTTAACTATGTCCAGATCCATTCTTTCCGTAGAAGACCGACGAGTAGATGAAGGCACATCTGCCAAATACACTGCTGGAATTACCGATGAGTCAGAGGAATACATTGCACTGAGTGATCTCACTGCAATCACTTTGACTCTGTATGACTACGCAACAGGAACCATCATCAACAGTCGAGAAGATCAGGATGTGAAGAATACAAATGACGTAGTAATTAGTATTACAGGTCTGCTCACTTGGACAATGAAGCCTGCTGATAACATCATTGTTACAGCAGCAATGCACAAAAATGCTTATGAGAAACACGTTGCTCTTTTTGAGTACACATGGGACTCGGGAACCAACGCAGGAAAACATGAACTTGAGTTTGAAGTTCGACAAATCAATAAGGTGACTTAATGGTTGAAACGCTTGTTTACACCTATACCACTCGGGAAGAGATGGAACGAATTTTCGGGGAGAGTGGAATCTCTCTTCGTTCAGATGACCTTGGCAGCAACCAAGGGGCCATGCTCGACGAGATCATTGGGGAAGCTACCGAACTGGTGAACTACCACTGTGGCCTGACCTACGAAGAGGAAGACTTGAATGACTCCTATCTTGTCCGAAGATGGGCAACATGGATCGCCTGCTACTTACTCTCCCAGAGAAGGGGCAACCCCTCAGTATTCTCGGATAAGTACGAGGAAGTTCTTACCATGCTTACCGAGATAGCTGACTTCACAAGAATCCTTCCCCGGTTAGCAACCCGAGAAGACCTTACTCCTGCGATGTCTAATCTCCACATTGATGATCGTTTCCGTACCCATAAGATTCGGGTTCATCCCACGATTTCCACTGGGGGCATATATGGAAAACAGGATCTATCTCCGAGGTTCCCATTTGAATGGCTGTAAGTCGAATTCATACTCGGAAGACTTCCGTCGAGTTACAAGGACTCATTAAGGATCTTCCCAAGATACTGTCAACGAAGAGCCAGAGGCTTTCTCCACAACTGTCTAAATTGAGAGAATTATTCTGGGCAACCTTTGCTCACTCTTTCTTCAAGAAGGCACATAAGAACTATGTGGTAAAGTCGAAGGGAGGAACTGACGAGTTCGGAGTAAAATGGAAACCCACAAAGGGTTTCAAGAAGAAGGGGGTTGCCAGCAAACTTCTTGCACTGACTAAGTCGAAGAATCAAACACAGGAAAAGCTAATTCTGGTAAAAACGGGGAGGTTGAGAGACAGCTTCAAGCCCGGAAGCCTGTCAGGAAATTCCTACTCGCCAAGTGGGGATGACCAGCAATACGACTTATCGAAGGGACAATTACGGTTGGGGAGCAAGGTTCCCTATGCAAAAGAGCATGATCCAGAAAGACCCCTTTTGGGAGACGAAAAGGAACTTGTTGAGTACGCTATGGGGCAAGCTTACGAAGCCCTCATGAAAGAACTACAAAAAGTAATAAAGTAGGTATCAATTTCCTGATTTTAATTATGAGCATTGGACGACTTCTACTAGCGACAAGAGACCAACTCAGGGAGAAGCTGGAGCTTCTTCCCGAGGAATGTAATGTCATGCCGGGGCCAGAACCCCCTCCATCCTGTGGGCAGAAGTTCATATCTGTCTATGGATCAAGCTGGTCTGCTTCCGGGGAAGATATTTATCAGGATCAGGGGATCTACGAGAGCTATGACCTTGTCTGCGCAGTTACCTTTCGCAGTTCCTACGTTCCCTTCGATCTTCTGGGGGAAGAGCTTTACGTCAAGAGACTGCTGGGGATTGAGGACTTCTGTAGAAAAGTTATTAGGCACGTTCACAACAGCACTGCAATCAATGGCAAAGTGAACGACATGCTGTTGGCTGATTTTGAGACAAGTGACAAAAGCCCCCATGCTATGGTGGAGTATCTTCGCTGGGTCTCCACAGACCCTAACCCCCTGCCCGTGACAGGCACTTGGTTCAACAGCGATGATCCCGCATCTTCCGGGCTGGTCATGGAATGTAGATTCAATCAGGCCACCCGCTTCAGTTCTTTCCAAGCCAGCGATTCTCGGGACAATTATTCATGACCGCCATCCACACAACACCAGTTCGTATGTTCCCCCTCAAGTGCAAGAACAAGGGCTGCTCCGAATTCAGGAAGACTGTCTATCTCCCCTTCTCTGAGAAGAGGGGCGTGTGGAAAAAATTTGAAGAGGCTTCCGAGACTTGCCTTGGGTGTGACCGGATTTACACCTTATGCTGTGTGAATCACTTGGTAATTCCTGATGAGAATGGGCAGGTACACGGTTCTCTGGAGGTTGGCCCCGGTAACTTTGTTGATCATCCCATCAAACGCTGGGAATTTCTTTGTGAGAATGCAAAACGAGGCTACGCAGAACAACAGGACTCAATCGATTATCCCCGCTTTTTTACCACAGTACCGCATGTGGCGAACTGTTATGATTGTGTAGAAGGCTTCTCCAAACTGGACGGAGAAGAACAAAACAAATTAATGGATTATTTTCGCTCGAAGGAGTAAATAATGGCACTCAGTATCAATGCAATTTCAGGCCCGTACTCAGGTCAATGGTCTGCGGAGTTTCTCGGAGTAACCGAGGATGGTTACGAATTGGAGCACACTTTCTACAGTGAGCCAGTCCGTGGTGACAACATGGGCGACTCCATTCAGGACGAGGTTCATCGTGGGGCAGATGTCTATGTGAACTTTACTGCTATGGAGTTTGGGGCTATGGCTGTAGTAGACAATGGTGGTGCGCCTTCCAGTTCTCCTTTCTGGCCTACAGGTAATTCCGGGTTCAATGCTGTTGGGGCAAATGCAACTGTTGGCGTCATGGGCGACTCCCGTGGGGAGTATTCAGATGTCCTCCTTCTAACTGCTCTTGCAGGTACTCCATCAGCAGCGAATCCAGCAACCATCACATTTCCTCAAGCGATCTTGGCAGCAAATTTCCCCATTAGAACTTTGTATGCCAGTAGGGTTCGTAGGATTCCCATGCGAATGATCTGTTATCCGTTCGCTGGGGGTTCTGGGTCTGCCAATCAATATACAGCAGCAATTTACTACTACACCACTACCTAATGAATTTCTATAGCGGTAAGGTCAAGAAGACTGACAGGATTGCACTTCTCTTTGCCAAAGGCCCAAGAAATCAAGATGAGATAAACCTTCTGACAGAACACATCCAGAAGGAGTCAAAACTTATTAGCGATTCTTGGTCAGATAAAGAGAGAGAAGTTCGTGCTAAGAGAGCAGGCTCTCCCCGCAGAGAGTCTTTCTCAGTTGTATCGACTACCAGCCCGTTCCCCCAACTGAGCGAAGACGATGGCTGACAAAGACTATACATTCACGATTGTCACCAAGGATGAGGGGGGTGATGGTGGTGGTGGGGGGAAGAAACCGCAACCTTGGGACTATCAGGATGAGGGCGGCAAGATGCTCCGTCCGGGGCAGGCAATCCCCGAACAGCCCCAAGGAACAGGAGAAACTCGACCAGAAGACCCTGATCTTCCCTCGGGACAGGGTGGTATGGGTGGCGGTGGAGGATTCTCGCTTGTTGGTCGTCCGGGGGATGCTGATGAAGACGACCCCCACATGACCGCAGATGAGCCAGACAAATCATTCTGGACAGACCTTCTTGGGGGTTCTGTGGAGAAGCTCGGGGGAGTCTTCACAGGAGGGCTGAACCTTCTAGGATCTTTGATAGGGGGTATTCCGGGGCCACCGGATCAGGGTCTCTATGACCCAAGTGGTCAATCCATGATTCGGGGAACGCAGGGCATAGTTAGGGGGGCTGGACAAAAGGTTGGAGGCACGCTTCAAACTATGGGAGACAAAGCTAGCATGACTGGAGAGGCAATGAGTATGGCGGGCGCGAGTGGCGGTGGCATGGCTATGGCTGGGAAAGCTCTTGGTGTAGCAGGCTTGGCAGTTACTGCGTTTGCGGGGGCCATTGAAGGGGCCATTGATGCTGTTGCTAAGTGGGCAAGCTTTCTGGACAACGCCAGTAACGAAATGATGGCGTTTTCTCCTGAGCTTATGAACGAGAAGATCACAACCTCCATTGATCTGCTCATGCACCGAATAAATCGTGCCCAAAAACTTGGGGGCGAGATGGCAGAGTTTGAAGCAGCCAAGAGAGATGCAATGCTAGAGTGGGAGGACTTTAAGACCCATCTCATGCAGGCACTGCTTCCTTTCATGAAGAAGGCAATGAAGTTTATGGCATGGCTCATTGATAGGTTGGACGCATTCTTCAAATGGACGATGAAGATGCTGGGTAATATGTTGGTAGCATTCGCAGCCCTGTATAACACTATGCATAAGGCAATGACCGCTTGGTGGAAAATTTGGACTGAGCATACATGGATTACAGAACTAAGAAGATTGGGTAAGGAATTGATAAACATGAACTGGGACGAGGAGGATAGACGAAACAACCCGTTGGATACGATGTTCGATATATGGTTCAACAACCCCAACATAGCTCTTGGACAAATCCAAGGCCCCGAGGCTGGGATAGCCCCCGGTGGAGCAAATCCCTTTTAAGGACTAGTTAGATGCCACAGCCAAGAGACATTTCTAACGACAACCAGTTAAATCTGGGGTTGGTAACCTACAACGGTTTTATCTTCCCCCCAGCCATTAACACATCGGTATCCATGACCCCGGTCTATGATCGTTCTGATCGAGGACTCATGTATGTGAAGTACGGGATTCGTATTGAGTTCGTCATTCATTCTCGGGATGTCAGTTCAGTGAATGCCCCTGCTGCTGGTGCTATCGGTATTTTTGGAGACAACTGGGCGAATGAGCTTAGGAATACCCAAGACGTTAATGGAGAGCAGGGAACCTATCAAAACTCATCCCATCTCGGACAGGTCGTGCAGGGAGGGATTGATCACCAGCTACATTACATTCGCAGAATACTAAACCAGCCGGGAAGACGATTGACCATTGCAGGTATTGGTCTTGGCCCGGACATGGATATCAACCACCCCAATCTGAATGTCTCTGATGTTCCTATGGCTTCTCGTGGTCTTTATGACGTTGCTTGGGGGCCAAAACCTCGCGCCCTTCGATGGGAGCCTATTGGTGGCAGTAGTGCTGCCCGTGTTGTGTGGGAGTGTGAAGTAGGCTTGGTTGAATGCGAGGATATCAATTCTGCTCACAAAGAAAGGAAACCCATCACGTTCAGCACTAATCCTGACAGCGGTGCTGGTTTCCTTCCTGATGAAGTCCTTCAACTTGTCTACAACGAGTCATGGGATATTGACGTCAATGGAATGACTACCAAGCACTATGACGCAATTCTCCAAGTTCGAGGATATATTGACGCAGGATTCCTGCAAGCGGTTTTCAATAGTGATCCTACAGCGGGACAGGACGTGGATGTTAATCCCTTTGGAACACCGGGGGCACAGGGGGAAAGTGCGGACGCCTTTCGTTGGTTCTTTGAACCAGCCCTGCGTCATGGGTATTTGAGAACCAGAAAATACGCAATAAATGACGACAAGACAGAGCTTCGCATTAACATCACTGATACGGAGGTGGCAAGTGATTGGCCCTTCCCACCCGGAGTTTCAGATATGTCTGCTGAGTACAGCATCTCGTCAGCTTTGATGGGTGGGAATGTTCCGGGCGGTGGAGGCGGAGGTTTCATAACATGGGACTGCAAATTGTCGGGCAGCATAACCATGACAAAAAGTTGGCATCCTTACTGGAGAAGGGTGTACCCCTATTACATCTTTCTACTTCTTATCCGAAGTCGCTATCGTCCCGCACTTCGGGCGGGGGACGAGCCAGAGGGTGTTGTCCGTCCAGCGAATCCAGCCCAGTTTGCTCCCGGTGGAGATGATGTAGAACCCTTGAACGCTACAGGCCAACCATTCCAAAATCTCCCTCTATCCTTCAACTTGACCGAAGATATCTTCGGAAGAGAGTTCAGTTTCAACTTTAATTGGATGGCTCTAGTCAATCCCCCTTCTGAAGCCCCCAGATACTTACGTTATGGCTACCCCCCAAACATCTTTGCAGAAAATCAACACAAGGTAGATCCAGATGATTTCCTGAAGCGGGGGCGTCTGGTGTCATGGGATTGGGATCTCTGGCTTCGCAGCATGATCAAAGCTGGTGGGGCTTCTGATTTCTACTGGCAGGACTGGAGCATTGGAGACCCGATAGCAGATGAGCAAGTGGGTGACGTATCCGGTGTTGTATTCACTACAGAAATTCCAACCCACTTCTTGAAGAGAACGAAAGTTGCTGGACGGGTTGCCACCATTCTTTCAAACTGGACAATAAAAGCTGCTCCTATGAGTATCCACGGTTCTGATCATCTTCGCTTTGAAGGAGATGGTCGTATGGAGCCTTGTCAGGATAATTTGGACTTCTGGTATCAGAACGCAATACCCACCCCACGTCAGGAACCCTTCATCTCCCCCGGTGAGAATCCAATCAGTGCTGTCTTCTACGATCATGGGGAGGACAACACCAACAAGATTATCGATATACAGTCTGAGATGGAACTAGTTGAGCACAACAGTACCGTTGCTGTCTCTCCTTTGCACAACCAGTTCAACAGCAGCCCACTGATGGGCTATGTGGATGGGATGAGTACGGAAACCGATTATGGAAGCATAATTCCCAGCAGTGGTCTTCAGTCAGGTGAAACTTCTATTGCTGGGGTAGACCCCTCCATAGGCGACACCAACATGACTTATGATCGGGTTGAGATAAAGTACGAGGGAACAAGTGACCGGGCCACAAAGAACATTGCTCTTGCCCCTCCCAAGTACCAGCTTCACGTTATGGGAAAAGCAACAACGATGGGCCAGCCTTTGAACCCAAGTCGTTGTTATCAATACGGGGAAGCTCTCGCAGTTAAGAGTGGTACTCATCCGACCAGACACAGCGTCCGACAGGTGACTCATGGAACCGTTGAGATGTGGGTTACCAAATGGGATTTATGGTACGATTTGGTTGGAACACCTAACGGTGTTGCGCCCAAACCTGCGGGTGAGACTGCTTATGGGCATGTAGGAAAAACAGGAAAAGCCCCCTATTTTGCTGAGAACCAAACGATACATAGTGCTACAAGAAGACTGGGTTAAAGCTCGAAAGGAAACTTCATGCCCTTACTAACTATCACTACCCCGGAAGTAGAAACCCGCATTTGTCTTGAGGATGAGGAAGGAAACGCACTCTTTGAAGACGAGATTGTCTTTATTGACCATCTTCTGTCTTCTGCCCAAGAAGGCTTGGAGTTGGCCTCAGACGATGCAATTTATGTGTGGCTTCCCTTGTTCACTGAAAAGATGAACACACGATATGATCTTGAGTTGTCAGAGACAAACGCTTTCTACATAGCGAGAGAAGCGTCCCGCCTGATGTGGCTCATTAAAAAAAAATACGACAGCACGTTGAAGTTGCAGGAGTCTACGGAATAAATCCCTTTGAACTTACCACATCCCAACTTTATTACTTGCACGAGGGCATACCCGTAGTCACAGCTAAGAGAGAGTTGCACATACGAGCATCACGATCTCCCTTAACGGAAGAAAGAGTACACTCACTTGCTTACTTGCTGACAGATGATGTGGACGAGGCCCAAAGACAGGTTGCAAAATTCATTCTTGAACGCGCAAGAAAAAACAGATGATTAAGAACAAGAAGACAAAACCAGAAGAGCTTCTGGGAAAACCAATTACCGCAGACTATATGCCTAGCGGTTATTCCGGTCTGTTTCTCTTTGCCAGAAATCGTCCTCCCTTCAGCATGACCGTGATTCAGGAGATGCTGGCAGACCCCCGAGTCATCTTTGGTCTCTGGTTGATCAAAGGCCCTATCCTTGCAAATTCCAGATTTTATATTGAGTGCGAGGACGCGAACGTCAAGAAGTTCCTTGTCAAGAATGTCACCCGTTTCTGGCGAGGTTCCGCAGCCCGAGCACTCAAGGCCATCGAGTGGGGTTTCTCTGGAAGCGAGACAATGTACCGTGTTCAGGACGGGCAGATCCACTTCGACACCCTGCGGGATCTTCACTCTCAGGATGTCCGGTGTGTCACGCAGGATGGTCAGCTTGTTGGGTTTGTGTGTAGAAATGTTCCAGACCCCAACACCAAGCAGGGACGACACAAGATTTTCCTTGGAGTACCCAAGGGCTTCTGGCACTCTCACTGGAGAACACATCACCCGTGGTACGGTCTCTCTCGCCTCTACGCTGCTCACATTCCTTGGTGGGAGATGTGGAGCGACGGGGGTTACCGCGACATCAGGAGACTGTGGTTCCACAAGAATGCCTTCGAGGGCGGGATCATGTACCACCCTCCGGGCATTACCAGAACCAAAGAAGGTCTCGCCATCTCCAACAAGGATCTCGCCAGAGAGATGATCGAGAAGAAGCGAACTGGTGGTACACTCACCCTCCCCAACACGATGGGTGGGGAAGGAATCCGAAGCTGGGAATACATGGCCCCCTCACCCAATGCGGTTCCCGCAGGACTCATGGAGTACGGAGCCAGCCTCAAAGAAGAGCTTTTTGAGGGCATGGGAATCCCCCCGGAAATCTTCGAGTCAGGGGGTGGAGGATTCGGTTCAGCAACAGGGAGGCAGGTTCCCGAGGAAGCTTTCTTCGCTGTCCTTCAGGAGATGGTTGGCTGGCTGATTCAGGATGCTGATGATCAAATCTTTCGACACCTAGTGCAAATGAACTTCGGAAATGTTCCTTACGAGATTATTCCCTTCGGTCTGACCTACAAGGCAGAGGAACGGGAAAACCAGATGAGGGAAGACACTCGAAATGCGGAAAGTGCTCAGGCGGGTATCATGGCTGGTCAGGGGGATGTGCCTCCAGAAGCTATGCTTGAGCAATAATTAAATTCCGGGTTTTGAAGGGAGTAGTTGATGGCATATTTAAGTAGTGGGGTGGGTGCGTCTTTCATAAGACTTACACGCAAAGAAGTTCCATCTTCCCCTACCATCCCAGCTAACACGCATGATCATCTTCCCCTGTATCATCCGGGTCAATTGAAGGAACAACTTCTTGCGCTTTCTAGGTCTGTTGAAGGTTTTGATGGACTTGTAAACACCCTCAATTATCTTCCCCGAGGAAGAACCTCCAGTCATGGTTGGTTTTTAACGACACGGGGAGACATCCATGATTACCTTCAGACTTCCGAGACTGTTCTTGGTGTAACAAAACCAATAGGCGGGCTTGAAAATCACCTTATTGACCCAGTCTCTATTCAATTTAAGGAAACTGGAGAACTTGGATTAACAGGCCCCAAGGCAGACAACGCTTTCGCCAGCAACAGCGACTTCACAATCGAAGAGATGCTGGTAATTGACGCCTACGCTGTTACTGGGTTGGCTGATCCAGAAGAGGCTCTTCCAAGAAAACGCCTAGATCCTCCGGGGGGTGGTTCTATACAAGACACGGTGGAGATGCTGGAGGACGAAGCCACTAACTGGAGAAACCAGTTCTATGTTGTCCATGTAGTTGACTGGAGATACTTTGCTCATCTCTCTTGCGTTACCAAGAGCTACAACGACCAAATACGTCTTTGGGAAGAGGGTGATGCTTACGTTACCTACAACCGATCACAAAATGGACTCTCCACTCCTGCCATTCTTAGTGATCTCTGGGGAATGCTACCCGACGATATGGGAACTCTGACCTACCATGACAACTGTCAATTCCCAGAAGTTAAGCTGGCTGAAAATAACAAGTTCTGGGGGATGACCGCATGGGATGCTTTCTGGTCTATTCTGGATGAAAGCTTTAATACTCTGGTGAGAAGATATGACGGTAGTTTCGAGGTTTGGCCTATTGAGGAAGACACCCCCGATCCAAATCCGTTCTTGCCAAACCCAATTATCCCTAGCACTCTCGAAGACAGAATTAACTACGAGCAGGAAGCTATCAGTGTTTCCAATGACATAACCACAAAATCCCTCCCAGAAACAATACGGGTTGTCTTCCCCAAGTGGGATTACCAGTGGCAAACTTCTACTGATGCCCACGAAGTAACTCCCCTTGATTACTGGAACCAACGACCTATCTGGTATATCGATAAGGATGTGGAAGCCTTGTTGGGCCTTCCCGCCTCGGAATGGCAGGACTTGGCGGTCATTGCAGGTTCATGCAAAATTATCCACTCAGGAGTGCTTGCCCAGTTTTCTCCCCGAGACAGCACTGACGGGGATACTGGAATCAATGACGACCCAGCAGCGAATCCAAACCCACAGAATGAGGTTGATCTTCAGGAGCTTGCTACCTTGCTGGCAACCAAGTATGCAAACACGCAAATGGATGCCTATGACTTCGTTGACTCTTCAGTAAGCGGTCGCCTTCTCGAAGAGCATTATCGAGGCTTCATTCCTTTTACTCCCACAGCACAACTCTCTTCAATTGTCTGGGGAGAAACTGGCGGGGGGCCACGAACTAGAATCCAAAACCTGCCTTACGCGCAGGAAGGAAACTTTGACCGAGACTCTAGGGCTATAAGACCACGGGGTGGAAGTGGTGGAGGAAGTTCGAGAGATAAGTACAACCCTGATGCGTCGTCCTCCCAGCGAGTAGCAAACGAGTATCCCGGTTCTCCAGATCATGCTCGACTAGACGAACCATCCCTTCGCTGGTGTGTTGCTCAACTTTCCGCAGAGTGCAATCCTCTGGCAGAGGTTGTTGCTGTTGTGAAGTATGGGTTACCTACTGCTGGAGACAATAACACAGTTATTGCGGGTGACCAGATGATTCAATGGGATGGGACGAGTGGTAGCTCAACCCCAAGTGCTGCCACGCTTTCCACCAAGACCATCAATGTCAACAACGCTACCGCCATCACAGTAGCAAGCGGGACTCGGGTCATAGCTTTCTGGAATGAGCAGATCCGAAGATGGGTCTTCGTCCCGTGGTCTGGGGCAGGGATAATAAGGAAGGGTGGAGACATCTGTTCTGCAATTGATGCCTCTCATGCAGTTGTTGGGGGTACTCATGCTGGCGAAAGATGGATATATGCCTTTGGTCATTCGTGGATGAATGCCTATGAGCACGATAACTGTGTTGATCAGGTTAAGCTACTTAGAACAAACGTGGACACCTTCCTTCGTACTTACCGAAGAACTGCTGCTTACAGCCTCACCGACCCCTGTGCTTACGGATTTGCGCAACCGGTAGAGAACGAAATGCTGATCAGCCTTGACGCATCAATGGATCAGGGAGGATCAGTCTTCTTCAGCGATGGAACTAAGGTTCGCTGGACGAAGGCTCCCCACATTGGAAAAGAGATTCTACTTGGCGATGGTTACAATAGATTAGACCCTCCCCGGATTAGATTTCAGCATTCTGAGACTGCAACTCTCTCTGTGCCCGCAGCCCTTACTGACTTCTTCGAGATCATTTGCAGACCTATCAACACGAATCTGGTAACGAAGGTAAACGAGGGAGTTGCTGTTCCGTATGTAGACGAGGTTCTCTCTATGTCTGCCTCGGTCATTCTCCCGAATGACACCGACGCCTTTTCTGTCGGGCAGAACCTGAGCATTAAATCGACCGGGGGTAGTTCTGACCCGAACTGTCTCAAGCTTCGTTGGACAGCACCGGGGGTATTTCCCCCGACCGGAGCCTTGACTGTTATTACTTCAGTAGATTTTGTTGCAGGGACAACCAAGGAGAGAACCCTACATTTTGACGACGGGGTTCTTATCGGAGCAACCAACCCGAACACAAATGCTTTGGAAGGGGCTGACTGGTATCGTACCGATGCAGAAGATGCTGACTGCTCCTATGTGGCCTACGCAGCCCCAGACCCCTGTGTCAACGAAGATGGATTCCCCCACAGCCATTAACGAAAAAAAGGCCCTCGGGGATAAGGAGCTTAAAACTCCCCGAGGGCCATGAACCGAACCACTAGTATGATACGGTTCCTTTTTGGAATTTGTCAACATTCCCATACCAAATATCTTTACTCGACATTGGTCACAGTGTCGTTTAACTCCTTGATAATCTCCGTATAGTCCATCCCCTGATCTTTCAGACGCTGCACTAACGAACACAGCAATCGAAGTTCCTCGAAGGTGCAGGGTTCAGTCTCAAAGAGGGAGAGCATATCACTGACATGCTCTTCCCCCCAGTCGGGATACTCGAACACGATTTGTAGTGCGAGGTTAATGGCGATACGATTCTCCATCAGAGTTCTCCTTCCATAACAAAGGTCAGCTTGTCAAGACTTCGCGTCAGGGCAACATACTTGATGTTGTACTCCTGTGAGATTTCCCATTCGAGTTTCGCCATCGGGTGAGGCATCTTCTCTGGTTCGAGGATGAAGACGGTCTCAGCTTCCAGTCCCTTGGCACGATGGACACTGGACAGGAGAACCTTCTCCTTGGGCTGTCCAGTCTTGTCACAGTCCGAGAAGAGGTTCTTCAGACGATCCACCAGTTCCCCAACAGTTCGGAGTCCCTGCATCACAGCTTCGATGCAGTTGTTCCTGTCTTGCAGCATCTCGAACTGGCTGGGATTGACCCGAGTGTTCTGGGCCTTCTTCTCCAGACGAGATACTTCATTCAGGTAGTGACGATCCAAGTTGGTCTGGAAGATGGTGATTGCCATCTGCATGTCCTTCTTGGCGATCTGCTTGACGAGATTGGCAAGCGATGTACCGATGTCCCTGCCCTGAATAGTGACGGGGGTGTCCTGCTTAATCAGCATGTAGGCCAACCGCAGCAGGGGAGCATTCATCCGACAGAGAACCAGATCTCCACCCTTCATCTCGGGGAGGCATTTCTCAAGGCGAGAGTTCTCAATCGATCCTTCCTTGGCATCGGGCATGGCCTTGATGTCAGGAACGATTTCCTGAGCAGCAGCCACATGCGACTTGGGGCAACGACGACTGACAGTCAGGGGCAACTTCTTGCAGCCTCTTGCAACTAAGACTCGTCCATCTGAACAGGCAATCCCAATCCCTGAGGAAAGCAGGTCTTCCATGTTTTTCATGGAGTGGGCATCTGCTCCGGTGAAACCATAGATAGCCTGCTTGGGATCACCCACAATAATCAGGCGACCATCTTCGCTCAGGGATGACATCGCCAATTGTTGACGACTCTTATTCAGATCCTGAGCCTCGTCCACGAATATCAGATCGTACTTGGGAAGATCCCAGCCCCTGACGAGAGGCAACCAGATCATATCATCAAAGTCGATGGTGATCGTCGTATTACGAGAGACTTCGAGAACCCGCTGGAGATACTTCCAGATGTTCTCTTCATCGCCATTGAGTTGCAGACCATAGTGACGAACCATGTCGTCAAATTCCTGCTTGGTGGGATGGAGCCAATCCATCAGGGTACTCTTCGCCAGAGAGACTACCTTCTTGAAGGAGGACTGGAAGGTCGGGCCAAGCTTCTTGACTTCGTCCTTACCAATCATGATCTCCAGAAGATTGATGGTCTTCCAATTGTCTACTTTGACTTTGCCAACTGCATCGCGCACAGCCTTGAAGCCAAGCGAGTGCATGGTGCAGGCTTCTACACCCTCGGGAACCTTGGCCTGAAGTTCACTTGCAATGGACTTGTTGTAGGCCACCATGATGATCTTGAATTCGTCGCCATGCATATCGACATGCTTCTTTGCACCTTCGATGCAGGAGAAGGTCTTACCACTGCCAGCACGAGCTTCGAGGATGATATGGCTAGTACCATCTATAAGCTCCGACCAGAAGTTGACCTGCTCAGTGCTACCGACAATCTTCTTCTCATTAGTTTCAAATAAAGACATTGTGCTACTCCTTAGTTATTTACTGTGAGGTGACCGTACTTAAGATCCATAGAAGCGGGCTGTGTCTCCAAGATGTCTTCGGGCTGTCCAAGGAAGCTGCGGAGGGTGTCGTTGGCGTACCACTTGTTGCCATCGCTCTTGACCTGCGTGAAAGAGATTGAGCCAGAGGGCTGCACCGTATAGTCTGTCACCCACATCCACTGGGATTTGGTTTCAGTCACAGCCACTTTCAGTCTCAGGTATCTAGTTGTCATCGTTGTGTTCTCTGTGCAAGGGGTTTCAAAATCCAGACTTTTATTCTTAACACCTGTATACCTTATCGACTTATTACCGCAGCGTCTATAGGTGGTAAGGAAAATAATCAGGGTTTTTTACCCTTGTTGAATCCGGGTAGAAAGCCTAAACTTGGTGCGATAAATGAATCCTTTAGAGGAAGCAACTATGGCAAAGAAGAAACCAACCCCGAAGAAGACCCTGACCTTTGCTGCTCAGATAGCAAAACAGATGGGTTTGAGTGAAGAAGAGTTAGCCCCCTACCGAAGATGGATTAGTAAGGGGGAACGAGGATTCTATCCGAGGCAGGTAGTAATCAATCTTATCGAGAAAGAAAGGGAGAGTAGTAATGACGAGCACTAGTAAAGAGAGAGCAAAAGAGAAAGCAAAAGCCAAGCTGAAAGAGTCCAAGGTGAACGTCGCCCAACTCGACAAGCTTCTGGATATTCAGAAGACCCCCGACCCCCCAAGAAAGGCTTGGTATCGTACCCACGGTAGGAGGACTGGTTTGGGGATCATGGCATTTTGGGCCACGTTGTTCGAGGGCAACGAGTTGCTGCCCAAGTCCAAGAAGATGACCAACGCTGAACTTGAACGACAGGTCAGGTCAGAGTTTCCTCACGAGCAGACCCTGCTGGAGAACCTCGACTCGGGACGACAGTCGGTGAACTACTATCGTCATCTCTACAACAAGGGGAGGATGTCCAAGCCCAAGGGAACCCCACCCCAACATATTTCCTTTCGATACAACGAGGAAGGATTCGTCGTTGACACTCGGACAGGCAAGAGAATGTTAGATGAGGTTGAGGTAGAAGAATATGCCAAACGATATCAAGGATGATTTGATCTATGGATTCATGGGAATCGATCCCGGTAAGACCGGGGGCATTGCCCTCATCTCGCCCGAGGGAGACAAGTACCTTGCTTGGAAGATCCCCCAGACCGAGAGAGACCTATCGGACTTGTTCAGCAAGATCAAAGAGCAGACCAAGTTTGCCCTGATCGAGCATGTCCACAGTACACCCCAGATGGGAGTGCGAAGTGCCTTCACTTTTGGACAGGGCTATGGAACCCTGCGGGGGCTGTTGATTGCTTCCGAAATTCCATTCGATGAAGTTCGTCCTTTGAAATGGATGACTCACCACCGCTGCAAGACTGGTGGTGATAAGAATGTTTCAAAGAGAAAAGCCCAACAACTATTTCCCAAGCTCAACATTACACACGCTATTGCTGACGCGATATTGATAGCGGAGTATTGCAGACAACTGAGACTTGGGGGTACTGATGAGTGTTGAAGTAACAGGAAAACTCT